ATTGGTGGCGGGGCCGATGCCAGCCCGGAGACTGCGTGGACCGGTGCGGTTACGGTAACCAGCGGGGCAATTACTGCCAGCGGTACGGTGACTGCGAACCAGGGAACGGCAAACGCAACGCCGTGGAACGAGAACATAGCGCAGTGGGGAGGCGCTACCACAACACTAGGCTCCAAGACTTCCGCCAATAGCGTCCCGGTAGTCATTGCAAGCGATCAGGGGGCGATCACGGTGGCGCAGGCTACCCCTGCCAACCTAACGGCAACGGTGACGCAAGGCCCGGCTGCTACCGCTGCGAACGCATGGACCGCCAAGGTAACGGATGGAACAACAGTCGCCGGTGTTATTGCCGGGACTACGGCATTAAAGACTGACCATAGCAGTCAAGCGGGAACAGCAATTACTTCTGTGCCGGTAGCGTTCGGGACTGGAACGCCATCTCTCAATGCTCCGGGGGTAAACGCAGCCGCATACGTTGGCACAACCCCGGTTCGAACCAACCAGACCACAACCGCTACGGGCGTCATCGATGTGAATATCGTTGGGGCGCTAGGCGTTACCAACTCGGCCACGAACGGTTGCTACTCCCGCCTTACGGACAATACGACTGCCGTTACCGCAGCGGTTTCCGCGCTAGGCACTGCGCCGACCGGTACATCTGTACTGGCGGTCAACTCCGTATCGCTTCCGAGTGCTGCTGCTGGAGCCGCTTGTACGCTCTTCCAGAACTCGGCGGTAACGACTGCGGTGGTGGTTAAGGCTTCGGCGGGCAACGTCTATGGGTTCATGGTTAATGGGGGAACGAGCGGAAACTTCCTCCAATTCATCAATGCTTCCTCTGCACCGGTTCTCGGTACTGCTGCGGTGGTGTCGTTCCAGATTCCTTCCACTGGCATTCTCTTCCTGCCAGCCGCGCATATTGCTCAGTTCAACAATGCGACGGGGATTTCGGTTGGAATTTCCACTACCTACAATGGCGCGGTGGCCGGGACTGCTGCGGCGGTCGTAGTGCTTTACAAATAATGTGCTTACACTTTTATTCTTCCGTGGTGGTGGTTCCGCAGCCGCTCCTGTCGTCCTGCCGGTTGGGGGGCACGGGAGCGAGCTGGACGAGATACTGCCAGGGGGTATCAAGTGGGGATCAGGGCAGCGTCAGATACAGGTTTACGGGCTAGTTGATCCGGATGAGGATGATATGCAGATGTTGATTTACCTACTCGGAATGCTCGATGACTGAACTGGACGAGAACAACCCGCTGGTGCAGTCAGCAGTATTGGGTAGACAAGTGGAGGCGTTTTTAGAATCCGACATCGGCAAGTACTTAGTGGCAAGGGCTGAGTCGGAGGCAAAAGAGGCGATGGATCAGTTAAAAACTGTTAGTTTTTGGCGCAAGCGGCGTATTATTTGGTTGCAAAACAGGATTTCTGTTGCGGAAAACTTCCAAATGTGGCTTGGACAGGCTTATTCGGAAGGAATCCACAGCCTAAACATACTTGAGGGCGATGATGGGCAATGAATTTGACGATGTAAACGACGATATTCAGGGCGATCTGCAGGCGCACAACAACGCGAAGCAGTTGAACGCTAGGATGCTGATCGGACGCAAGAGCGAGATCATGCGCAGCAAGAACCTTGCCGAGGATGGCGGGGAAGAGATGTCTGGGGTCGATGACGGGGTAGCGGACGATGATCCCGAAGGAGGGATGACGGACTCCTACCCGTATCAGGTGTCCGATGAGACGCTAAAAGCGAGCCTTGCGAAGTTGCCCAAGGCAGAAGAATTGGTAAAGCCCAAGACCTACAAGATCAAGGTCAATGGGAAGGAACAAGAGATTTCCGAAGAGGAAATGATTGCGCGGGTTCAGAAGATCGAGGCCGCCGATCAGTACCTGGCAGAAGCAAAACGCCAAGCCGAGGCTTTGCGTGCCACGCCGGTACAGCAGCCTGTAGCCACTGAGCAAGTGGAGCAGGCCCAGCCCGATACCCTGACCGACGAGGATTTGGCGCTGGCACGAGCACTGCAAGTCGGGTCCGAAGAGGATGCAGCAAGAGCGATCAAGGCGATTCGCAACAGAAGCACGCAAAATCTACCCATTAACGTGGATGAGATTGCGGCTCGCACGAAGGACCAGATCGAGTTTCAGCAGGATGCAGACTGGTTTCAGCGTGAATATCGGGATATTTTCTCAGACGAGAAGCTAAAGGCGCTTGCCATTCAGATGGATGACGAGATGAGGCGTGCCGATCTTGCTGCTGGCAAGGTAAGGCGCTACCGGGACCGTTACTCCGAGATTGGCGAGAATCTGAGAAAGTGGATTGGTTCAAACCCGGCATTTACCGAGAAAGCCAAGCAGAAAAAAGAGACCTTGACCAACATACCGCAGGCCAGCGTAAAGGCTGTACGCCCGGTTGAGGAAGAGGAAGATGATTCTCCCGCATCCGTCATCGCACAGATGGCGAAGGTGCGGGGTCAAATTAGGATGTAAATCATGGCTGGTCAAGTATGGGCAGTTAGCTCCCTTGGGGGCTACCTCTACTCGCGCCAGTTGTCTAACGTTCTGCGGATGGCCGTGCAACCGCTGGTGAAGTTCCGCCAGTTTGCCGACGTTCGGGACGCGAGCCAACAAGGGCGTAAGAAGGGGGATACTTTTACGTGGGACGTGTTCTCTGACGTTGTAACACCCGGCGCGGTGTTGACGGAAACGAACACGATGCCGGAAACCAACTTCACGATTGTCCAGGGAACCCTGACGATCACTGAATACGGTAACTCGGTCCCTTACTCGGGCAAGCTGGACAACCTGTCCAAGTTCCCCGTGATCGAACTGATTCAGAAGGTTCTGAAGAACGACGCGGTCAAGACTTTCGACCGTGCCGCCTGGACCCAGATGAACCAGACGCTGCTGCGTGTGTACCCCTCGGGCGGTTCTTCGTCCACGGGTGCCGTAACGCTCTCCACTACCGGCACGGTAGGCGGCGCAAACAATGACTTCTTCAGCAACAGCTATGCCAAGAGCATTGTTGATACGATGAAGGAACGTAACATTCCCGCCTATATCGGGGATGATTACTACGCCATTGCGTGGCCGACGACCCTGCGGACGTTCAAGAACAACCTGGAAACCATTCACCAGTACTCGGACACGGGTTTCAAGCTGATCATGAACGGCGAGATCGGGCGTTATGAGAACGTGCGGTATATCGAGCAGACCAACGTTGCCAAGGGAACGGGTACTGACGGTATTACGCAGACCACGTGGAGTAACGGTAAATCGGACTGGATTTTCTTCTTTGGCAATGACACGGTGGCCGAGGCGCTTGCGGTGCCGGAGGAAATGCGCGGGAAGATCCCGACTGATTATGGGCGTTCCAAGGGTGTTGCGTGGTACTACTTGGGCGGTTTCGGCATTGTCCACACACTAGCGGCTAACGTGCGCATAGTGAAGTGGGACTCCACGACCTAATAGGAGACTAAAATGCCTTTTCAATCGCAAAAGAACGCAGCCTACGACAACGCGGTATCGCTTGCGCGTTTTGCAGTAAACCTGACGAAGACCACTGCCGGTTCGGGTGGAACTTCTGATATTTACTTCGCACGCGGCAACGAGATCCTGTGGAGTATCGGGGCGCGGCAGATTGTTGCGGGAACCTCTACCTACACCACTACCACCACCGTACTCGCTAGCGGTGCGATCTCTACCACTACCAACACGTACACGGCAGCGACGCTGATCCAGCCGTACCGGGTAAATGTGACCGGCACGACCACGACCACGACGACTTTCCAGACGTTTGCGGTAGCTGCTGCCAACACCACCAATGGCACCGAAGCTCGCCAGAACTACACCAATGCGGCGAACGTCAACGCTGGCGGCGGTGTGCTGTTGTCGTTGGGTGACCAGGTGTACGTGACCAACGGGACTGATGCCACTGCCGTTACCGTGCCGGTGCTTGAGATGAGCATCGCGCCGCTGGCTAACTTCACGGCATAAGGAGCAGATCATGGAAGTCAAGCAGCAAAAAGGCACCACCCACCGTACCGGGAGCAGTCTTACGGCTCACGCCGTAAGTGCCAATTCCCGCACCAACGATGGCCAGATGATCCCCTTGGGGAAACAGGAGGCCATGAACGAGGGCAAACTGGACCGGAATACACCGTACTCCAATACCCAGAGGTTTGAGCGGTATGGACACGGCAATGCTCCGCAATCCGGCGCTATCGAAGGGATGCATTCGTGGCGTCCCAACGAGAACCTGGACGATCCCGGTCTTGATGCCAGCGGCGGGTGTTTTTACAAGTTCGGCACCCCATACGGTGAGGCGGCTATGTTTAACCAGCTTCCTCCGGGGCCGGATATCAATGACCAAGCCTACGCACTGATCAACGAAATGCGGCTCGTGTTGTATACGGGTGGTGTTACGTACAAGTCAGACACGCCGTGGCCCGTTCGGGATGTCCCGGAATAAGTTTGTTGTAGCCTCCGTTTCCCCCACCCTTCGGGGTGGGGGTTTTTAGGGGAAGGAAGATGCAAAGAACGTCGATGTTCAAGCGATCCGAGGACATGAAGCACCCGTACCTGTCCAAGAAGGGCCGCCACCAGCCGCAGCAGTCACAAGACCCGCACGGCACCCGCAAGGCAGATCAAATGGTTGAGAAAGCCCACAACCACAACGACAAGGGCTTGGGAAAGGTCCGTCATGGCAAAGCGTAGCCTCCAGGATAAGTTCCAAACGTCCTATCCGTATCACGAAGAGGACGACGAAAAGCAGCATTGGGAGTGGGCCAAGCAGGGGGCGCTTCGTGCCAGGCCTGTTGATGGCGGAATTGCGGACGAGATTGCATTTTCTAATCTTGCCAAATACAAGCCGTTTCAGAACATCAAGAAGCGCCCTGCAAGCGTGCGTCTTAATGCCGACGTTTCCTCTGCCGCCGGTAACGATCCGCAGCAGGCCACGGATATTACCGAATGGGTGATGAAGGAGAACAACGCTCTGGGGAAAGTCTCCACCATGAGCGAGACCGACGTTACCGATGCCGTCTCCAGCCGTGCGCTGCTAAACGGTTTCACGTACCACGAACTTGATGGTGCGGACGATCAGTACACTGGCGAGGGCATGGACCACTTCTATGGAATCGCCATGGGACCGGACGATGGTGGTAACGAGGTCGAAGGATTTATAGAACGTAATAACTACCTCGATAGGCTCTGATAATGGCACTCATAGTAAGCGGGCCGTACGCGAATATCACGGCAACGGGGAACGTGGCTGCGGGTCCGGTGAACGTGATCGGTATCCTGTGCGCCACCACCTCTTCGGGAACCCTGACG